GAAATTTTAAAAGAAATGTAGGTGCTGACTACGTCTTTTGTTGATAAAATTAACTATAACTCTTTAATATTATCTGGATTTGAATATGTTGAAAGAATGCCAATAGGGTTCTTTGAGTTTTCTAATTCAGGGGACAAAGAATTAGCATTAAATTATGCGAATACGTCTTCTTTTTGTGGTACTTTACAGATAAAGAATGATGGATTTAAACCTATTGAAGACGGAAAAGGATATTTAAAATCACCAGAAGTTTGTATTGTCTCTAGAGCAAAAGCAAGACCAGTTTTAATTTTTCAGGATATGGATTTTAATGAAAAATATCACGAAAATGTTTTTGTAATTCCTATCCAAACATTGTATAGACCAAGGGAAGAATCATATCAAGATATTAATAAATACGAAAGTGATTTACAATTTTATGAAGATGTAGTTAATAAGAGCAAAAAAGTTTATGATCAGTATTATTTCCCAAAGACTTTAGGCAATGGTGAAATATATGAGCGAAGTTTGATATTAAGTGATGCAAGATTTATTCACAAATCTTTTTTAATTAAACCTTTGCCAGAAAATGGTTTAAATGGAGAGGATCTTAAAGAAATTAATATAAGACTAAGCAAAATGCTTAATATTAAAAACATAGAACAATGTTCGAAGTGTGAATATTATTATGCAATTGATAACATAAAAAAGATATTAACCAGAATAGAGCGATTAGGAAAGAACGCTTAACCTCCCTTTGGAGGTTTTTATTTTGTGATGTGATGAATAGTAGAATAAATAAATAACTCCCTACTCTTTGAAGTGTAGGGTATTTTTCATGCCCTAAATTATAAAAGAGAGGTGGATTAATTTGGATGATTTAAACATATTAATTAGAGCGAAAATTGATGCGGCATCTACGGATATCAATAAACAAATAAAAGCTTTACAAAAAGAAGTAACAACTGCAATTTCAGTAAAATTAAAAGTAGATGCTAAAGATTTAACTTTGATTAATGATACAATAGAAAAAATAAAAAAAGCAACGTCACAATCAGGTAATTCAAAAATAAAAATATTTAATGAACAAGATTTAAAAGAACAAGGAATTAAGTACAAACAAGGCGTAATAAGAACAATTGAAGATGTCGAAAAATATCTTAAGGGTGCTTTTAATGGTAAAAAATTTGATTTAGGTTCTATAATAACAAATTCAAGTGGCAATATAAAATCGTTTGAAGCAAGTATTAAGTCAGCAAATGGGCAATTGGAAAAGGTTAAGTTTAGTTTAGCAGAAATATCAAAACTAAATGCTAAGGGATTAGCAAGTACGGTATCGGGATACGTTTCAAGTGGCTCTCAACTTTCAAGAATACCAATTAAACAAGAAACAATTTTTGATAGAACAAAATTAGAGGCAGATGGTAGACAATTTTTTATTTCTTCATCTAATATTATTGAACGGGTTAAAAGAGAATTTAAGACTCTTGGAGATGTAGACGTTAATTTTCTGAAAAACTCTAAACAGGAAATAACTGGGTTTATAGCAAATGTAACCAGAGCCAGTGGTGTAATTGAAAAATTAAAATTTGATATGGCAAGAATACAGTCTGGCAACAGTATACAAAGAGGATATGTTTTTAGTAGTGAAAATTTAATTGATAGAAATGCCGGAACAAATATTCAATCTGCTTTAAATAAGTTACAATTATATGAAAATAAAATAGCAAAACTAAGAGCTGGATTTATTTCTCCTACTTCTGGTATAAAAGATGCAGATAATTTGGCAACATTAACTGCTCAATATGATAGAATTAAATCAGTTATAGATCAAGTAAGAGCAAGTAATACCAATCTATCTAACGAACAAAGAAGGGGAATAATCCAAAATATAAGTAATTTAGAGCTTGAAATTTCTAGATACAGAGATTTACAACGTATAATGGCGACTACAACAACAAATACCAGAAGTTTAAGTGCTAATGACATTGCGTTATTTCAAGGCAATATGGCAAATAGATTGGCAAGTTTGCAAGTTGGTAAAGACACTGTTTTTGCAAGACCAGAAATTCAAGCACAGGTTACTCGTTTAACAGCAGAGGTGGCAAGATTTGGGACGGTAGGTGGTAGGTCTGCCAGAGAGTTAAATTTGCAATTTGCTCAACTAACCACATCTGTAAGAAGTGCTACAAATGAAATTACAAGAATAAATGGTGCTGCCGATAGTTTTTTAACGACACTTTCAAAAAATTTCGTGAAGATGATGGCGTGGGGAATGGTGGAATACAAACTGCCGTTTGTAGTGAAAGTGATAATGTAACTACAAATTATGAGAGGGGAAATTCGAAAGAGGGTCACTGACCTAGTATCGAGAGGGTTATAATCAAATAACCTTTGTAACGCATAGGGATTGAGCGATATGATAGCAAAAATATCCCCAAGAGTCTCCTCCTTCTTATCACCTTTGTTTTAAAAACAATGTGAAGAAAATATATGCTGAACTAGTCTGAATTAACAGACGTATCGTTTTGAAAATATAAACGTATGAAGGTAACTTCTAGATCATAGGGATAAAAAGCTCTATGGATAACAAATTGAGCAACCGCGCTATACGCACCACTTCGATCTTTACAGACTGGCCTTGCCACATTAAAGGAACTAGATGGATTAATGGTAAATATTGCCAAAGTTACTAATCTTAGTGCTGAAGCAATGGAAAATTTAAAAAATAGTTCGTTTGAAGCCGCTAATGCCTTTGGACGTACTGCACAAGACTATTTAAAATCAATTGGAGAATTTAGTCGAGCAGGATATGAAGATAAATCAGCAGATTTAGCAAAAATTTCTCTATTATCACAAAACGTTGGTGAATTAACAGCAGAACAAGCAAATAGTTTTTTGCTTGCTACTGATGCAGCATATAAATATAAAGGCAGTCAAGAAGCATTAATGGGAGTTCTTGATGGCGTAAATATCATTGACAACAAGTTCGCGACTAGCATCCAAAAAGTAAGTGAGGGAATAACAGTTGCCGGATCTATTGCCTCAAACGCCTCAGTTGGAATAAATGAACTTTCTGCCGCCGTTGGAACTATGACTGCAATCACACAACGTTCCGGAAATGAGGCGGGACGAGCTTTTCGTGGAATTTTGATGAACATCAGACAGGTCAAGGGGGAAACAGAAGATGGAGAAATAATTGATGATGAAGCATTATCTAAATCTGCTAAAGCTTTAGAAGATGTAGGAATTAAAGTTCATGAAATGCGTAATGGTATTGAAGAGTTAAAAAACCCTATGGATGTGCTCAAAAATCTCTCTGAGGTTTGGGGGTCGCTCAGCACTATGAAAACCGCCCCAATTATTGAGGCGTTAGGTGGAAAATATAGAGGTAACGAACAAATGTTGACAGCCTCCTATGTACAGAAATGTGCATAGAGCGATAGATAATTTACATCTATCCAAAATCTCTTTAATTGCTGGAAACCCATAAAGCTGATTAAACCACAACGTAATAATCAATAGTTTTTGTATAAAAACATTTAAGGAAGTGATTTTTATACAAAGCTGGACTGAGAAAGATATTGAGATACTAAAAAATAATTATACATTTGGTAATGTAAATAATATTTGTGATTTATTAGATAATAAATTTTCTTATAGTGCAATTGTGTCGAAAGCTAGTAAATTAAAAATATCAAGTAGGGATTACTGGTCTGAAGATGATGTTGATATAATGAGAAAATATTATCCTATTAAAGCTCCCAACGAAATGTTAGAATTACTTCCAAACAGAAATATAAAAACTATTACTATGAAAGCTTGTGAGCTAAATATAAAAAATATAGTATCACTTAATTTATGGTTCACAAGCGAAGGTGTAGAATTTATAAAAAATAATTGGAAAGTGATGACGGATGAAGAAATTGGGAAGATTTTAAATAAAAAGTCTCATGCTATACAAGACAAACGAATTCAGTTCGGATTATTAAGGGTCGCAGAAGAAAGTTCATATGAAAATCTTTCAGAATTTGTAAGACGCAATAATGGGATATGGAAAAAAGAATCAATGCAGAATTGCAATTATAAATGCATAATAACAGGAGAAAGATTTGATGATATTCATCATATGTATGGACTAAATTTAATCCTTAATAGAGTATTATTGCATTTAAATATTGAAATTAAAGGAAAAATAGACGATTATTCCAATGATGAATTATCGTCTATTTTATATACTTTTAGAATGTTTCAAAGTGAATATCCTTTGGGTGTTTGCTTAAAGAAGTAAATACATAATAAATTTCATTCTTTGTATGGATTTGGCGATAATACAATAGAGCAATGGCATGAGTTTAAAATAAATTATAAACATAATGATAAATTTACAAAAACTATTGATTATAAGCGTGAGGGTTACGAAAGTGGAAAAAATTAATCAGATGGCATATGGTTAAATCCTAAGTGCTGTAATAATTGGCAATCAGCAGCCAAGACCGCAAGGTAAGGTTCAACGACTATTGCGAAAGCAAGTACACTCAAGTGGGTGGAAATGGGAGACATCCTTATAGGATGGTGATATAGTCTATTCTTATATGAAAGTATAAGAAGTTCATATTAGACAGCAATATTTATTTTGTTTAATTGAGAACTGGCAAGGACTAACGACCCTTGTTGAATAAAAAGCAATCAATTAGTTGCATTAGTAGAAAACTTTGACATGTATGAAAAAATGCTTACTGAATATTCTAATGCTAGTGGATCTGCTATGACTGAGAATGAAGTGAGAATGGGCAGTTGGGAAACCAAGATTAATCAGCTCAGAAATTCAATAAATAACTTCTGGAATAATACTATAGATACTAGTTTAGTTAAAAGTATGATTGGCGGTATAACTCTATTAATTAATAATTTTGGTAATCTTAAAACTATCTTAGGTATAATATTTACTTTGCTTGCAGTAAATAAAGGTACTGCATTCTTAACATTTTTAAAGAATTTTTCATTGTCTACTGTGTTATTAAACTCAAGTTTAGTTCAAACACAAGCAAGATTAGCAGGAGTAGAATTTGCTCAAATGAGATTAATGGCTATTACTCAAATGTTAACTTTCGCTACTAAGGGTTTGTGGGCAGCTATGCTTGCTAATCCAATTGGGTTAGTTGTAGGTGCTGTTACTGCTGTCATAATGGCATTTGATTTTATGGGAGCAAGAGCTGAAAGATCGGCTCAAAAACAAAAAGAAGTATTTGATGAACTAAACAGAAGCATTAATTCACTCAAACAGCAAACAGCAGAAGCAAAAAATCTAGCAAGTGAATATGAATCTCTATCAGCAATATCATCTCGCACAACTGAAGAAGAAACTAAATTAGCAGATATCAGATCTCGTCTATTAACACAATTTCCAGATTTGATCGATGGTTATGATGCAGAGGGTAAAGCAATCATTGGTTCTTCCGAATCAATTCAACAAGCAATTAAAGACAACGAAGAATTGCTAAAAGTTAAACAAGAACAAATGGCTATAACTTTCACTACTGATGGAAAAACTAATTTTTCTCAATTACAAAAAGACCAAGAGAGATTAGATTTATTAACAAAACATAAAGATGAGTATTTAAAAACTATTGAAGATATAAATAATGGAAGTCAAAATCAAACTGATGAATACGGTAATGATTCACTAGCAATTGCTAAAAATAATTTAAAAGGTATTAAAGATGAATTGTCTACACTTAGTACTAAAGTTCTTGAAAGCAGAAAAGATTTATCTGTTTTAGCTGAAGCTTTTCTACAGAGTAGTAATTCTGCAAAATCACTAGGTAAAGATGCCGTAACTAAATTAATCTATGATTTGAGTAAACTTAAAGACGAAAGTAAAATTACAGGCGAAGAGTTTACTCAAATATTTGATGGATTGAAAAACTCTGATTTTTCTTCTGAATTAAGCAAAGCAAAAACAGAATTGGAAAAATTAGCAAAAAGTGGGGTAAGTAAAGATGTAATTGGTGTAGCTTACGAAAATGCAATTTCTAATCTATCTTCATATTTAAAAGCGTTAGGAGTTAGTGGAGAAGAAGCAGGTAAAATATTAAAAGATATGCTCAATCTACCCGATGCTCAAAAAGCTCAAGATAATATTAATGATGTCACAACCTCTCTTACTACTCTCCAAAAAACTCTCTCCGATTCCGCATCGGCCATATCAGAAATTCAATCAGTCATGGATTCTTATAATGAATCAGGATCTTTTAACTTAGATAATATCATAAAATTATCTGCCACATATCCTCAACTTCTTGGAATGTTGGGTGACGAAAAAGCTATTCGAACAGAACTCACAAATCTTATCCAACAAGAACAAGAGAAATCTGAACAAGCTTATCTACAAATGATAGAAACTGATAAAGATTATTATCAAAATAAAATCTTATTAAATGAATCTTATAAATCCAGTATGGAAAGTTCAATTCAAAGTCTTGTTGATTCTTATGGTATTAATTATAAAGTAGATTTAGACAACTTCAAATCTCTTGCTGAAGCAAAAATGGAAGTAGAAAGACAGTTACTCAAAACACTATCTGCCAATTGGTCTCAATATTATGATATTGAAAGAAACTCTTTAACAACTGATTATACAGAACTTTCAAGAGTAGACCCTGAAGCAGCAAAAAAAGTGCATGATGCTGTAGTAAAAGCTAGTCAACTTGCTAAAGGCTTTGATAATATTGCTTTAAAAAGTTCCGGTGTTGATTTTTCAAGCATTGGTATGTCAGGGAATAAGGACAAAAAAGAAAAAGCATCCCCTACAGAATCAGTTTCCGATACTCTCAGTGTAGAAGAGTCATTAATTCGTTCATTCAACACAGAGGCAAAAATAACTGCTGAAAAGAATAAAATTCTTCAAAAACAACTTGAACTAGCCAAGTCTCAAAAAGATTATAATACCATTCTTGAGAAAACGAATGAATTAACAAACGGACAACAACTTGAAATCGTTCAACTTGGTCAGGCAAAGTCTAAGATAGAAGCAGAATTTGCTTTACAATCCTCAAAGAGTGGATTCTCTAATACATCTACTTGGTTTGACGCTGAAGGAGAAGCTACTCTTGATTATGTAAATACTTATAATTCTGCATCTGTAGAGCAAAAGAAGGTGCTCAAAGATGTTTTTGATACTCTTCAAAAATTAGAAAAAGCATGGAAATCAAATTCTGATGCAATTGCTACAGCTACAGAAACTTCTAAGACTTTTACACAACAATCCAAAGAAGACCTAATAAAATCATTAGAAGAACAATCAGATGCCTTATCCTCATCTGAAACATCTACTCTAGAATCCTCTTTCAAAAACCTAGACATCGAACAATGGATAAAAGACAATATCACAGCAACATCAGAATGGTCAGATGTAACAAGAGAACTTCAAATTGAATTATCCAAACTTGGCAATCCTACAACATTTGAAGGTCAACAAAAATATAACGAATATCTAAAATCCTCTGCAAAATTAGCATCTGAAGCATTAAAAGCACAAAAAGATTATCAAAAAGAAGTAGAAAAAGCAAAGCAAAATGCTCTCTTCGAATCTACAGATGCAAACCTTCAAGAAATCATGTCAAAAATTGATGCTGTAGAACAACAACAACAATTATCAAAAGGTGGAATATCCTCTGCTGTCCCTAAAATTGATATGGAAATTGTCCCTCGCATAGACTATAAATCAGTTCAAGATGCAATCGACGAGATTCCTAAACCAAATGTTGATGAATATGAATTTACTCCCCCTCTATCTTTTGTTGAATTCATAAATAATGAATTTACAAATGCTGTATCACTCGCAAATACCACCATCTCTGACCTGAAATCCAAAATCACAGCATTAGGTGAAGTCACTCCTGAAAATAAAGACCAAATACTATCCTATTACAAACAAATCCAAGATCAAGTTCAAGCTTTATCTGATGTTGCAAAAAATGCTCAAGATTCTCTCCAGTTAAAACTCTCCACTGGTGAAATATCTCAAGAAGATTTTAATAATAAGATGCAAGCAATTCAAACAGCTTCCATTGAAGTTTTAGCAATTCCTAAAATTGAAATTACAGCAGAAGCAACTCAAGGTATTCAAACTCTTCAAGATCAAATGAAGGATATTGTTGTAGATGCTGATACAAAATTAGCAGATGATAAATTATTAGCATTAATTAGTAAACAATATGAAACAATTATTACAGCAAATTTAGATGATATTGCTGCACAACAAGCAATATTAATGTTACAACAACCAACTTCTTCAATTCATACTATTTATGTTCAAACTGTAGAAGGAGAAAAACCAGAAGGTTTTGCTAAAGGAACAAATTCCCACAAAGGTGGCCTCGCAATTGTCGATGATGAGGCAACTGGTAAAAGAGAATTAATTATTCTTCCTAATGGAAGTATTATGTTAGGAGATAATTCTGGGCCAAAACTAGTAAATCTTCCAAAGGGTACACAAGTAATTCCTAATGATGAAACTGAAAGAATATTAAAATCCAACAACGGTAAAATCCCTGCCTATGCTGAAGGCACTGGTTCTCATATCACTGATATTGATTTCCTCAATGATAGTCTAGATGAATTTGCTCAATCCATATCTGATATAACAAAAGAAATTGCTAAAACAACAAAAATTGTTGCAAAAGATAATACTGCTGTAGAAAAATCAGATAAAAAAATTGCAGGATATGAAAAAACTCTATCAAAATATTTGAATGAAGATGGCACTTATAAAGATAAATATGCTGGCTCAAGAAATGCTGAAAGAACAGTTGCTAGAACACAAAAAAATATTGAGAAAGAAACCTCAAAAAATAAGGAACTGGTCACAAAAACTGAATCAGATCAAGCAATTCTTGACTCTCAAAAAGCTTCAAAAACTGACTTTACTCAAAAACTTGTTGCAACACAAAAAGCATTAGCTAATTTAAATTCTGCACAATATATTGAACAGAAAATAAATCTTTATCAAGAAGCCATAACTGTTGCATCTGCTAATATTGATGAATTATATGATTCTATTGCTAAATATAAAAATGATGATGGAACATATGAAGACAATGAAACAACCAGAGATGTTTTAGGAAAGATTAAATCCAACTTTGAAGCTCAAAAATCTAGTCAATTATCAATAAAACAATTAGTTAAAGAGAGGTTTGAAGCTGAATATGAAGGATTTGATAAAGCTCAGGCAAAAGCTGAAGCTCAAGTTTCATATTTACAAAAAACCTTAGAATATCAAAAACTAATTGGAGCAAGTATCGAAGATCAATTAGCAACTGAGCAAGCAATTCAAGAAGAAAATCAAACCAAAGTAGATTCGCTTCAAGCTGAAAAAACTCAATTAGAAACAGCTAAAGCAGAGGCAGAGGCACAAGTAAAAGCAGATTTGGCAAAAGTTGATCCTAATTATACTGATGCTGACTTGGCAAATGCATTAGCAAATTCTCAGGAATTTCAACAAGCATCTGATAAATTAGGTGAAGTTAATACAAAAATTATTGATGCTAATATTGCAATTAAACAAACTGCTCAAGAAATTGCCAATATTAAATTTGATAATCTAGTGAAACCATTTAAAGATGCAATAGCTGATTTGCAAGTTTTGTTACAATTACTTGATGATACTGATTTTGCTGGAAGTATTGCAAATATAGAAGCACAAATGACACAAGAAGCATCTATAATTGCATCTATTAAACAGCAAATTGCCGAGACTCTTGCAGACACATCTTTAACAGCAGGGGAAAAAGCAACAAAAGTCTCAGAATTAACAACTCAGCTCAATGAAGCAGAACTTGCAATGAAAGGTTTAATAGATACTGAGAAGGATTTCCAAAATAAACAACTTGCTAAAACTTTTGAAGATCAATATGAGGCAATAGAGAAAACTCTTTTTAATGGTTCAACTGAGCAAGAGGCGCAGGACGCATTAAATCAAAGAATCGCATTGCAGGAAAAATATCTTTCAGGTGCAGAAAAAGACTTAGAAATAAGTAAAATTAGAACTCAAATTCAATCAGAAGGATTAACTCTAACTGCTGAGCAAACTGCTTTATTGAATTCACAAGGAGATATTGAAAAATCTTCGATAGAACGATTGCAAAAACAACTTGATATTCAGCAATTGCAATTAAAAGTAAAGAATCTCATGGATCAAAAAACTATTCAACAAATGACAAAGAATGCAGATGGTACATGGGATTTTACTTATGTTGCAGATCAAGAAGTGATTGCATCAGCGCAAGAAGAATTAGCAAACAGTCAAGTTGATTTGATTAATTGGGAAAAAGATGAAATCAATGAGGCAGATCAAGAAAAACTTGATGAAAAGTCTAAGTATTTAGCAAGAGTTAAAACCATAATGGATAATGCTCTAAATGGCGAATACGATAGCATGGAAGAATTTAATAGAGCCATGACTAACCTGAACAAAGAATATATGGGCGACATGAATCTAATAAATTCTACTGAATGGAATAATATTTTTACTTCTACTCAGAGTAATTTAACTAATATAGAATCTGCTTATTCTACTTATGTAGCTAACATGGAATCATTATCAGTTAGAGCAAAACAAGCACAGCAAGATATTATCAATGCTCAAGCAGCCGAGGCAAAAGCTAAAACTGATGCATCTAATACTTCATGGAAACCAGAAGATTGGGAGTCTAAGACTTTAGTTCAAAAAGCATTGTGGTTGAATAATAATAAAACAGATGATGAAATAAAAAGTAATTCTGAAATGCTTCAATTTGTTGTTGGCTCCACAACTTCTACAATGGATGGTATGAAAGCAGATGGTGTGTCTGCTAGTGAGCAAGCATTTGTTGATGAAATTAATAGAAGATTTGGATTGGCATTAAAGTTTGATACAGGTGGATATACAGGTAGCGGTCAGGGTTTTGCTATGCTTCATGAGAAAGAATTAGTATTAAATCAATCCGATACATCAAATTTTTTGAAGTCTATTGAAATTAGTAAAAGTATATTAGATTCTTTGAAAGGATTTGATTTAAGTAAGATTCAGATGGTAAATATGTTAAGTAATTTTAAACCGATTGATGTAATGAGTAATTTGATTAGTAAGACTAGTCAGACAATAGAAAATCATTTTCATATCAACAAACTTGAATTGCCTAATGTTAATAATCAAAACGGAATAGATGGGTTGATTCAGGGCCTCAACAGTTATGCGATTCAGTATTCAAAGAAATAAAAGTACAATTTCAAAGGAATTTATGGTTTGTGTTTTAAAGAGTTAGAGGATTAATTTCTTCTAACTTCTTTTTGGCAAATATAGTATTTGGTGAAAGGTGGTGATTATTTTTATTAAGAGATTATAAATTATTAAATGTAATAATAGTTTAAGGAGGATTAAAATGGGACGTATTTCTTCAGAAGAATTAAATGATTCAGTAAATTCTAAGCTTAATAAAACTTCTGACATAGGAGATAAAACACAATTACAAACTACAAATAAGACAGATTTAGTTAGTGCGACAAATGAAGTCGTAGCAACGCTTACGGGACATCAGGCGGATTTAGCGTCATACCAAAGAAAAATTAGATGTGGAGGTGTAGCATGACAGTAACAGCAAAAAAATTAGGTCAAACATCCTTAAATGTAACAGCAAACGTTGTAACGCTTACCACTGGGAGAAGTGGGGGGCATAGTGAAGTATCCTCTATTTACCTCACAAATACGAATGCAACAACTCAACGTACAGTTACTCTCCTAGCACATGGAGCAGGAACAGCCGTAGTGAATGAATTATTTCACGCAATTGATATTCCGGCAAAAGGGACAAAGCTACTTCAACTTAGTAACTCTCCGATTATCCTTCCCGATGGTGAAACTTTACGAGCATATCAAGATATAGGAACAGATGTTACAGCTACTATATACGGAATTGAGGAGGATTAAACATGGGAATCATAAGTGTCCCCGAAGATAATGGCGGTATAGTTGACCAGTCGAAGTATATTCCATTTTTTGGCGAAGCTTCGAACTTTCATCCTGACGTTATTAATACTTATAAGCAGATAGTTTTAGTCACTGGTAAGGGATATATTCATGGGTTTTATGTTTATGGCTCTGGTATCATAAAAGCTGTTATCGACGGTGTTGATTATTTTGTTGGTAAAGCGGCATCAACTGCTTCAGGTATCTATACGCCAACATATGTTTATCCTCTCTCATCGGCGGGTAGTATCGGCCCACGCTCAAGCGCGAGTAGTGTCACTTCAGCTTCTAGCGCTTCTGTAATTGGGTTAACTCTTCCAACGCTAACAGAAGTTATAAAAGCGTTTTTTCTACCACAACCAATTTATTTTAACACGTCGTTTGAACTTCTGATAAAACATTCTAATTTGACTGATAATATTATGTATAATTATCAAGGAGGGGTGCAATAATGAGGCAATATATCGAGGGAGATTATAATGTTGCAGAGCATGATGGAGGGGTTATTATCAGAAGTTTAATTGTCCCTGAAGGAATTGCTGCTATTCCAACCACACAAGGCCCAACCATCGAAGAACAACTTGCTCAAATAAAGGCAGATAACCTAATACTAATGGATGTCTTAGCCACGATGTATGAGGATATGCTTGCGAAAGGAACGGTGTAACGATGGTTGAAATGTATTATCGTTTGGTAGTCGAAGGAAGAAGGATAATCGAGCAAGTCCCCGAAAAGTATCGTGCTGAAGTGCAAGCGATGCTGGATGCTTAGTTGGTTAATAAATAAAATAATTTTAGGAGGAATTAAAATGGTTGATATGTATGTTGCTTTAGTTATTGCCGGACGCAGGACGTTTGCTCAGGTTCCGATCAAGTATCAGGAAGCAGTAAAAGAGGATCTCTTAGCCTTGGGTTTGGACGAAAACGGCAATCAAATCGTAACGCCTTAGTTCACATTAGACGAATTATGTCTTGTAACACAATTTAAAAATCAAATATAAAAAATAGAAGATAATTATGAGTTATCTTCTCTTTTACCACAAATATAAAATCACAAAAATAAAGGACTGATAAAAACAATGTCAAATAAAAAAGAAATTTTAATGGAATCTATTGATATATTGATTGCTGAAAGATTAAAACAATTGAAATTTAATCGCACATTAGATGGACAAATAGCAGACGTTATTGATGCAATTAACTATAGTGTCTTAATAGATGATTCAGAAACAAGTGCTAAAGCTACAAATGGTCTTACATATATAGTTGGTGATCTTGTAGAAATTTTAGTAGAGAACAATAATCTGACTAATAAAAGAATTTTATGGAAAAGACCTTAAACTAATTATTAAATACCTTAATTAATAAACTAAATATAATAATTTTAGCAAGCAGATGGAGATTGCAACTCCACTTTCCTCATTCACTCCGAGGAATTCTGCTTGCTTTTTATATTGCCAAAATGGAGTGAGGTATGAAGGAGTGATAGATTATGTTATTAACAAAAGAAGTTGAAGTTGAATTATCTTCAAATACTATATTTTATTATGAAACTTTAGGTTATAAAATACCTAGAATATATAATAAATATTGGGGAAGTAGAGTAAAAAGAGGAACAAAAATATTAGTTAAAGTAGAAGACTTACATGACGTATCAAGAGCATTAGTTGATGTTAAATGTGATGGTAATAATTGTGAAGAAATATTAAATAACTTGTATTGGTATAATTATAAAAAGTGTGTGCATAAAGATGGTAAATATTATTGTCGAAAATGTGCTATGGAATTATATGGTAGTAAAAATAGAGTAACATCACAACTAAAAAATGGTAAATCATTTTATCATTGGTGCTATGATAATTTATCCAAAATTGATGCAGATAAAATAATATTTAGGTGGAACAATGAACTAAATATTGATAAAGAAGGTAATATATTAACCCCAAAAGATGTAAGCTATGGTTCTTTAGGTTTTAATAGAAAAGGATATTGGTTTAATTGTTTAGACCACCCTGAACATAAACCTGAATTAAAAAGCATTAATAAATTTACAAGTGGTCAAAAAGGAAGTATTACTTGCAATCAATGTAATACAATATCTATTACACATCCTTATTTAATTAAATATTTAGTTAATAAAGAAGATGCTAATAGATATTCTTTCGGGACACATAATAAAATCCCAATGAGATGCCCCAATTGTGGATGTGAAAGACATATGAGTATTAATCAATTAGTAAGTTCTGGATTTAGTTGTTCAAAATGCTCATCTGGCTATTATCCTGAAAAATTTATTTTTAATGTTTTAGATCAATTATTAGATAATGATTTTTCATCACAGCTATCAAAAACAATTTTTAAATGGTGCGATAATTATAGATATGATTTCTATTTAGATAAATATAATTGTATTATTGAAGCTCATGGATTACAACATTATGAAGAATCAGGAATAAGATGGAAAAAATCATCAGATGAAACACAAAACAATGATTTCGATAAGGAGTGGTTAGCAAGAAAAAATAAAATTAAAAATTACATAATATTAGACTGTAGAAAATCAGAATTAGAATGGATTAAAAATAGTATAATGAATTCTAGATTGCCTAAATTATTAAACTTCAAAGAATCAGATATTGATTGGCTGAAATGTCATGAGTACGCTTGTTCAAGTAGAGTTAAAGAAATATGTGATTTATGGAATAGTGGAATAAAAAATGTAATGATGTTATCAAAAAAATTGAAATTAGATCAAGGAACAATTAGAACATATTTAAAACAGGGAACAAAACTTCAATGGTGTGATTATGATTCTAAGTCTAAAAAGGTGGTGAATATATAGGATGTCACTTATAACTCCAATTTTAATATCTACTCCTCCTTTCCCTTCAACATCTTCACATGATTTCACATTTTCGGTTTCAAGTGGAGATCAAGTGGTGCGTTCAAATTTAGTAATCCAAAATAATAATACAAACGTAGAAATATATAATGGAACAATTGAATCATTTCAATTAAAACATACTGTTAGCTCAAGCGTTTTTACAAATGGCGTTGAATATAAATGTAAAATTAGAACAGGAAATTTAAGTAGTCAGTGGTCAAATTATTCTGATTGGATTGTATTTTGGGTATTGGCAGAACCAACAATTACTTTGTCAATTACTGAAGGTGAAGTGGTTTATAATTCAACAGAGACATTTACAGCAATATATTCACAATCTGACGGAGAATTACTTGAAAGCTATCGGTTCAAATTATATGACAAAAATGAATATTTAATAAATACATTTTCTGAACAATTTGGCGATGGTTCTGTTCCACTAGAACAGGAAATTACGGGACTAGAAAACAATGTCCTTTATCATGCCGAAGTTAAAACATTATCAATTCATGGACAAATAGGCTCTACAGGTTTAATTTCCTTCAAGCCTGTATATATTGCTCCTTATTTATCTAGTGCATTGACAGTAACAAATGAAGCAAATCAAGGAGCTATAAAAATTTCTGCTACATTGGTTCAAATAATTGGTCAAATTGATTCAGGAACAATAAATTATATTAATAGTGATTGGATTGATTTGACTTCAGGACAAATTAGTTTTCAAGAAGGATTTAATATTCATTCTGATTTTGTATTAAAATTATGGTGTAAAAATATTCCAGAAGATGTTGTATTTTTAAGGTTGTATTCTGATTATGGGAAAATTGAATTGCAAAAATATAGTAACAGAATTCATGCGTTTAAATTTCTTAATAATTCCAGTATTACTCCCCATTTTGCCAGTAATTTATTAGTAATTGGAACAGATCAAGAATATATGATTTATATGAGATTGTTAAATGATGCTATAGATTTAAGTGTTCAATTAATAATTACATAAATATGGAGGTGATTATAATTTTAATTAATTTTGATATACTAGGGTTTGGAAATGGCGCGGTATTTTCTGACGCTGTTTACCATTCTACTTATTATCGCACAGAATTGATTCAAGGAATAATAGACGATATTTACATAGAGGAAAATACAAATTTAACTGATGTGTCGTTAGTCAAACCAACAACATGGTCTAGTGCTACTGTACTTAGTTGTGATTTTAAAGACAGTATGGAAGCTGGATCTTTGGTTGCAGGGGAAGTTCAAATTGACAAAGTTAGATTTCAAAAAAGATTATCAGATGAGTTAGAATGGTCAACTGTTGCTGAAGTTGATTATATTCAAGGGGATCATATACTTTATGAAGCAATTGATAAATTTATATCTAATGATTTTGTTTATCAATATTGTATGAGACCTATCACTTCAACAACTCCTGGTGATAGAGTAGTGTCTGAGGAAATTACAGCGAGTTTTGAAGGAATTTTTCTGAGCGATTCAAATAGTAATTATAGATTATTTTACGATTTAGAACCAAGTGAAATAACTCATAATGGAAGTCCTTCTATTATGGAACCTTTAAATTCACAATATCCAATAGTAATGTATTCAACTCAAGATTATCGCACATTAAGTGTTAAATCTACTATAATTTCGGATGCAACTACAGAGGCAGGAGGACAAGTAAATATAAAACAAGAAAAATTAACAAGACAACAGTTATTGTCTTTCCTAAAGAATAAAAGACCGAAAATATATAGAAGTTCAAATGCAGATACAATTCTTGTAAACGTAACTGATAATCCTAAAGAAGAGCCATTACAGGGCGTAACAGGAATTGCAAAAGTATCATTCTCTCTTACAGAAATAGGAAATACTTCAACTGAAAATTTAAGCAGATTAGGTTTAATTTTAAATTTAACTGAGGTGTTTTAAATGGGTTTTACACAAGCGCAATATGACGTACATTTACTGCCTTCTAGAATTCATTATATAAAAATTGAGTTGCTTAATGCAAATGGAGTTGTTGTAGATAGGTTAGAAGGAATAAGTTTATCAGGAAGTTCAAATGTTTCAGCGGATTCACTAATAAGAAGAAGTGCTAATATTACATTTGCTTTATCATTTAATTTACTCCCTTCTGAAGAATCTAAATTATGGGTTACAAATCGAATCAGACTTTTTGTTGGATTAGAAGATTATTCAGGAGTAATAAATTATTTTAATCAAGGAACTTACATGATAAAAAATCCATCTATTAATATTTCAAAAGAGAAAACAATAAGTATAGAATTATTGGATAAAATGTATTTATTTGAAGGTATTCCTTTAGAGAATATCACAAAAATTAGTGCAGGTACTCCTATTTCGGATGCTATGAAGACAGTAGTACAAATTTTAGGTGGAGAAAATTTATTATTAATTGATTCTCACCCTTATAATTTACCCTATGATATGGAATTTGATGGTTCGCAAAATATATTAGATATAATAACAGAGTTAAGAGATTTGTACAAAAATTGGGAATGTTACTATAATCTTGATGGATATTTTGTATTTAGAGAAATTACTAATAGATTAAATGACTCAATAGCTTGGGATTTTGGAATTGATGAAATAGATTTTAGAATTACAAGTAAAATAGATATTGCCTATGACAACGTAAAAAATTATGTAAAAATAAATGGTAAGATGGATAATAATGGTTTAATACCAAATGCAATAGCGCAAAATAATAATTTATCTTCACAATTTGCCATTGATAAAATTGGCAAGAGAGCATTAGTGATTAGTGATGAAAAATATTTTAATAACACTCAATGTCAATCTCTAGCAGATTATGAATTATTCCGACATTCTAATTTTAATGAACAAGTATCAATATCTTGCATTCCTATATATTTTTTAGATGTAAATAATTTAGTTAATTTTAACAGTGAGGATGAGGGGTTGGTTGGTAAATATTGTATATCTAGTTTAAGTATCCCTATGGATAAAGGGGAAATGAATTTTAGTGGATATCGCGTTTATGAATAGTTTTAAAATAATAATAATTAATAAGGAGGTTAGTTAATGGCTTATAATAGAAGTGTTTTTCCAGAGGGTGGAATTGACACATTACAGGAGTTTTTCGATGTTCCTCCTGCTCAGAAAACCAATGTTTTACGTTATCAAGAATTAAAAATGATGTCTTCATTAACATCTGAACAACAAATTGAGTTAAATAATTTAACAACAACTTTGCAAGATTATCTTATTACTCCTGAACATATAAATAAATTTTCTGATATTTGCATTGGATTAGAAACATTTTTTAGTTCTGAAGTACAAGGATATATAGATACTAAACAACAAGAAATGCAAACAGAAATAGATAAATTTTCAGACAAAGGTACTTTTAATCCTGACATTCTATATTACAAAAATAATTATGTTTTTTACAATGATGGAACTGGAATTAAAACATATTTAGCAATTCAAAATCCACCTTTAGGCACATTACCTACTAATTCTACATACTTTAGGATTTTAACAATCACTGGTGCAAAAGGCGAAGACGGAATCGGGATTGGACTCATATTTAAAGGAACATGGAGTAATAGCGGATTATACGCAATTAATGAGGCAGTTCAATTTGGAGGATTGCTATTTGCATCATTAATTAATGATAATATTGGTAATCAACCAGATTTAACACAAGATACTTCTGCGTGGGGAATTGCTCTAGATGTGGCAATTACAACTACAAAATTAAGAGGACAAAGAACAATTGCTTCAGAATCTAATACAGTTAATTTTATTACTGGTGAAATTATTGCATTTAATCCTTCTGTTGATGATTTAGAAGTAATTGTAAATACGACAAGTCCAGAGGAAGGAATAGACTATACAATCAATATTGATAATCAAAGTATAACAAAGATAAGTGGTACTTGGAAAGTAGGTACTACTTTTTATTTTAGAGTTATACGAAATATGATTAATGGGTTAGTGTTTTCGGATGGTCAAAGTATTGCTTTAGGAACTATTGATAAAACAAGATTGAGTACAGATGTTCAAACTACGTTAGACAACGTAGTGACAAATACCCAGGAAATCTCTGTTTTAAATGGTGCAGGAGAACTAGTCGAGAAAGCAAATAAAAGTGATTTAGATACTACAAATACTAATCTTGCTAACCATATTGTAGATTATACGCTACAAGTACCTTTTGGTGGAACAGTAACAAACGTAGGTAATGCTTACTCAATCGCAACCCCTGCTATATCTACCTTAACTACTGGCATGGCTGTATGCTTGAAGATAAATGCCGACAGTTCAGGTGCATCCACGCTCAATTGGGATACGAAGGGTGCAAAAGGAATCAAGAAGGCCAATGGAGCAGACGTTACTAACCTAAAAGCAAACGGCATTTACACTTTGAGGTATGATGGCGCAAATTTTATATTACAGGGTGAAGGGGCAAGTGGAAACGCTATCGCATCCGACCTTCTCTCTGGCAAAACAGCGGAGGTGGATGCAGGGGATATTGTAGGGACTATGATTGATAGAGGAGTTTTTAATCTGGGATTAAATACACCTGTGCCTGCTGGATATTACAGCGGAGGAACAACGGCCAATGGGAAAGCGTATGCATCAGGTTCAGCCACAAGTGATTCAAACCAAATACTTACTGTTGCGGGTCTTGCGTTTATTCCAAGGGTTGTATTTATTAATTATTTAACCGATGTTTACTACGTATTATATAGAGATAAATCCACAAGTCTTATTCAGCAGTTAGGAACAGGAACTTACAATACTCAATCAACAATGTCGTCGTCTGGATTTAGTGCAAATGTATATTCTGCTAGTCTGGCATTTACTTGGATTGCTTATGAGTAGGAATTAGAAGGAGGTTAATATGCAAATAGGCCGAAAAATATATTACGATAAATTAACTGGAAATGTATTGGTCGATACTGGTGAACGTTTAGGTAGTGTAAGAGAAACTACTACGGAGGAAGATTATCAAACATTTATTGTCCTTTCTGAGAGAGTTTCAGAAACAGTTGGCGTTGCTCAACTTGAATATGGACAATATAGCCAAGATTTTAGAGAGTGTAATGGATATCGAGTTAATCCTGATTCCTTAACACTGGAGTTTAGTTATCCAAATCCAAATGATCCACAACCTGAACTTGTTTATCAGAAACCTTTGAGTGAGGAATTTGAACAGCAAAAATCAGAAATAGAACTATTGCAAGAAAAATACAATACACTTCAAGGTGCAATAGATTTTATTATAATGAACTTTTAGAAAGGAGTTGAAGGGAGGTGAAAAACATGGCTTTATATTTAGCACAAGGAATTGAAGAAGGAAGATTAGATTATTTGGCAGTATTCTCAATTGGAAGATACTTACCATTAAAGGACACAGTTGATGCAATTCTTATCGCAGACGGATTTCAAGACAAAATTGTACCAATAGTTTAATTCTAAGGAAAGTAGGGTAAAAACGATGGACTAGAAATAGTCTGTTTTTATTTACCCTACTTTTAGAAATCAATTGATATTTATAGAGAGTATAAAAGCTTAATACTTTTTATAAAATAAATAATAGATACCAAAAGTATGGTTTGTTTGGGGGGGTTGTCTGAGTTCTAAATTAACAATAGACTGGAAGCTGTTGCCACAACTCCCAGTCAGACCGTAGTACACAGCACATCCTATAATTGTGCTTCGATTATTATTACGAATGAAGATTGGGATATCAGGGGGTTAAGTTAGGATTAAATAAATTTGGTTATAATTTAATATTTTATTTTTTTATTTATATAACGAAGGACTAAGGAATTCTATTTTTGTTAGGAGTGTGAAATAGTGAAAATTTTTATCAATGCAGGTCATGGTAATAAAGGAGTCAATAATTCAGATTCAAATGGATTAGATCCAGGTGCAATTGGAGCAACAGGATATAAAGAATATATTGAAACAAAAGAGATAGCTGATTTAGTTTCTAATAAACTCAAACTTAATGGGATAGAAACATTGGTATATCAAGATGGAGATTTATATGATGTGACGAACAAATCAAATTCATGGAAGAGTGACTATTTTATAAGTATCCACTGCAATAGTTTTTCTTCTGATTCTCATGGTGTAGAAACTTTTTCATTAGCATCTACAGGTAAAGGTAGAGAATTAGCACAATATGTTCATAAAGAACTCATTCCTGCTACTGGCTTATATGATAGATCATTAAAGACTGCAAATTACCATGTACTTAGGGAAACTGATTGTCCTGCTATACTAACAGAAATTGGGTTTATTTCTAATCCTAAAGAAGAAGCATTAATGAAAAATTCTGCATGGGATGATAAGGTTTCGAGTGCTATAGCAAGGGGAATTTGTAATTTCATTGGTGTAACTTATAAAGAACAAATTACTCAAACTATCCAATCAACAATAAATAATAACCAAGGAGATGATAATGTGTTAGACGTTGCTGTACTTTTATTTTCAAAGGATGACTATTGGAGTGGATATGATGTTTGTGTGAAAAATGGTAATTGTGCTTTATTTACTAGACTCAATGGGACTATTCCAAAAGAAGCTATGAGTGCTAAGAAATTGATCGTTGTCGGAGGTGGTTCTGTAAATCATCAGAATGAGATTTTATTGAGTGGAAATACAAAATATGATACTGCTCAAGCTGTTGGAAAGTATCTAGGATAATTTAATTAAACAAATGCCAACTAGAGGTGTAAATCTATAATTACACCTCTTTAGTCTAATTAATTTTATTTATTCAATTATTATATGTATGACAGCCAGACTTGCCCATCTGGACTGTCGAATCTTGATTGTAATGTTCGTAGCACTACAACCATTAGTATAATTATATCACACAAAATAAATTTAGTAAAGGGAGGGCAAGTATTATTATGGATAATATAATTATGGAAGAGGTGTTGGAAGTGGGAATTGAAGAAGATGTCCTTTGTAAATTAGACGATCACGAGAAAAAATTATCTGATCATGATACAAGATTAAATCAACATGGTGAAAAACTTCATGAACTTGAAATTAAAAACGCTGGCTATGACGCACGATTTGATTTCATAGATAGCGAATTTAATACTATTAAGATTAGTTTAGCAAGAATAGAAAACAATAGTTTACAATCCTCTAATATATTATTATCTACTTTATCTCAAATTGCAATCAATACATCTTCTACTAAAAATGAAATAGAAAAGGAAGATAATAAGAGTGAAAATGATATTATTAAAGGGAAAATGGACAATAATACGAAAGTCGTATTGAAGGTACTTGGTATTGTAGCAATTATGATAACAGGATTTTTTGCGGCAAAATACGGGGTAAGTATTCCAGCTATTATGTAAAAATAATTAAAAAGGAGGTTTTTATTATGAAAGGGTTTTTCAACGATTATGACGGGTTTTCGATTCAGGATCTTGAAAAGGTAACTTTAAATTTATTGTTCTCATTAAGTGTATTAGCAATCTTGTATAAATTTATAACAAAGGATTTATCTGATGTTGTGATGGTTCAATTTTCTATTTCTATAGGAGGACTATTAGTTGCTAGAAAATTTGGTTCATATTTCTTAAAAAGTAAAAAAGTAATTAATGATGATATATCGGAAGAAACAACAGAAACAATAAATAATAAATAAATAATAGAAGGAGAGTTTAATGAATTATGGATTATACAATTCTATATATTTTAGGTTTTATTTTTATCGCAATTTTTCTTATTATCGGCATTACTTATCTTAAAAAAAATAATAAGATTGACGATAATACCTTGTCCACAGTAGCCAGTGTTTTAGGATTAAGTGTATCGGTGATTTCAGAATTGAATTTAAATAACGAAGAAAAAATACTTGTAATTGGTAATATTGTAGTTGATTCAGTAAATTATGCTAGAGATATTTTAAAAGTAGATAACAATGAAGATTTGGCTAATATTGCTATAGCTTATGCTTGCAAATTGTGTGAAGATCAAGGAATAGAATTAAATGATAGTAGAGTTATAATCATTGAGAATTTAGTAAAATTGAGTGTTGTGAATGTTAGTAATGTTAGTAATTTAACAAATTAGAGGTCATTTAAGCGTTCATATTTATCGAGTGGCACAATTATGTCAGAAGATAATTCTGATTGATCCTAGACCTAATTCTGTGTGTATCAATTTATTGTGGGCCTGAAAGTGTTGCTAGAGTAAGGTTTGAAAATGGCAAATTAAAAAGAATTTTTAATATTGGAGATAGGACAAAAATAATATGATGATATATTCTATAATTATAGGTGTTGTGATTTGGAGTGTTTATATTATTAAATTGACCTTGAGCGAGAAATAGTTAAATTTACATTATATACCATTTAAAATTCCAGTTTGATGGGAAATCAAGAAAAGTGAAACTGTTGCTACAGTAGGGTTTGAGAGATCGTCTTTTTTGATAATCTCTCTTTTATTATGTCTAATTTTAGAGAAATAACGAAAATTATTATAAAAGGAGGTTAAATTTATGACTATTTTATTTAAAAATGAACAAATCTTACTTTAGAAGAAACAAGTAACATTATATCAAAATTATATAAAACAAATCCTAAAATGTTTTTTAAATTACCAAAATTTAATTTAAATAAACATGTAGACGAAATAAAAGAGCAAAATTTAAAAATGATTTCTAAAATGACCAATGGATTTGGATTAAATGCATACAATTAATAATTTTTAGAGAGAGTTTTATTTAATTTAAGATTCTCTCGTTTTATTATATTCAAATTTAAAAATAAATTTAAAGGAATGATTTTTAATGAAAACTTATGAAGTAAGAAAGAAATATCTGGCAGATGCTCTTAGTTACTTAGGTTTTAGATATTACAAAAATGGGTTTGGTGAAGACACAATCTACAGTTTTGAGAACACAGAAAAATTCAATAAAGCAATGCATGAATTAAACCAATTAAAAGAGAAAATAAGAAAGGGGAAATGAAAAATTGAAAGAAGTTGAAGAGGTAGTAATTTTAGATCCATATGGGTTTATCTATATTACAACCAATATAATAAATGGTAAAAAATACATAGGACAAAAGATATTTGATAATAAATTTAATAATTATTTAGGAAGTGGAAAGTTATTAAAGCAAGCAATCAAAAAATATGGGAAGAAAAATTTTTATAGAGAAATAATCGCTATTACCTATAATAAAAACGAACTTAATGAATTAGAAATAGAATATATATGCTTACATAATGCGGTTAATAGTAAAGATTATTATAATATTTCTCATGGTGGTGATTCACCTATGGCAGGTCTTTATTGGTCGGAAGAACAAAAACAAGGGCTTAGTGAAGCAATGAAAGGACATGAAGTATCAGAAGAAACAAAAGCGAAAATTAGCGAATCACTAAAAGGAGAAAAGCATCATAATTATGGTAAAATAATGTCCGAGGAACAGAAACTTAAACTTAGCGAGGTTAGAATGGGAGTTCTCCATTCTAAAGAAACAAGAGAAAAAATAAGTCAGTCTCACATTGGGATAACTCATTCTGAAGAAAGTAAACAAAAAATGAGTATATCACGAAAAGGTGTAAAAATGTCAGAAGAACGTAAAATAAAAATGGGCGAACAACGAAAAGGCAAGAAACATTCTGAAGAAAGTAAATTAAAAATAAGCATGAGTAAGATGATATTAAATTTAGAACAAATTTCAGAAATTAGAGAAAAGTACGCTACTGGTAATTATAAAAAATATGAATTAGCTGAAGAGTATCCAGTGTCATCGACAGTTATTGGTAAAATTGTTACTTATAAAGGAATATATAAAACAATATAAGACTAAAACAAAATAAATAAAAAGAAGGAATGATTATTAATGACAGAGCAAAAAATTCCAGTGGTAACAATTCATTCTCAGGCTATGGCTGGGTATCTCATGCTGAGAAAATTTATTCTAATCGACAAACGTGAAGATTTAAAGAATACAAATAAAAATGTATTCATATTTAAAGAATCACAAGAAATTAGGAATGCTATGCAAAAATATTCAAATGATAAAGATGCTATAAACAAAATTATATTCAATTCAAATATCTAGATCAAGAGGAGGAATTCAAATATTATGTGCAAAGAACAAGAAAAAGAATATATTAGTGATATTATTAAAAATGAGGATATTGATAACTGGAATTCAAAAACAATTGTATTCATAGAAGGGCCAA